GAAGGCGTAAGCGGTTATTTCTTCTTCTTGGCTGGCTTGGCTGGCTGTTCCTCTTTCACCACTGGAGGGGGAACCGTAAAAAAATTGCTTTTTTCCGTAAAGAACTCAACGATCTGATTGCCAATAAAAGCGGAGTTCTCGTCTTCAAGCAGTCCTTGAAATCCCTCGGGGGTGAACTCGTAATCACCAATCACGCCGTCTTGCAATATCTCAAAAAAGGTTTCTGCGATGTCTTGAGATGTGTTCAAACCACCGCTTGCCACCTTGAGACTAAACTTCTCGTAAGCTTCAACATCTGAACGTGGCTTAAATGTGATTTTCACATCTTCAATAGGTTCACCATACACTGGATCAACCGCTTGAAAGACGGCTTGCTTTGCTTTAATATCCCCTAAACGCATAATCTACTCCCTATGCTTTCGTGATTTTTAACGTCGTCGCTTCTGTGGAATCATAAGTGGCACTGAATCCAGCCGTTATGATGATTGAGCCTTGCCCTGCTGGATTCTTTTCCGCACTCGATAACTTGACTTTTGGCATCAAGAAGGTGTAAGTATTCGTGCCGTCTGAAATGACGATGCTTAAATCGTCTTCGACTTCATCTCTAAAATCGGTAGAGACACTTACATCTTGAACGTACAACTCCAAAGAGCCTGTTACGTCAATGAAACCCTTTGAGAAGGAATCGGCTAGGTTCGAGCCTAAAACAGGATTAGGCTCGAAGTTGTTGTTAATTGTCAACGACGCACTGCTTGCCTTGTAAGCGGAGCCTTTCCAGCTGACCGTCACTTCATGCCCTGCAAAAGGGGGTGTGTTAGACGATGCCGTCATTGTGGCATCAAATGATGTTCCGCTATCCACTTGGTCACGAGCCACAATCGAAGCCGTACCAGTCACAAGGGCATCCAAAGACATATTTAATGTCAATTGATTGAAGATAGCCCCTTTGACAAGGCTATAATCCGTGTTGTCATTTTGTCGCCCCTCAATGTGATAGGAGCGAATGCCTGTGCCGTGCTTCAATACGCCAGCGGAAAATGTGGAGTGCATCACGCCTTCAAGGAATGTGTCGAAATCAGAATCGGCGAACTCAAAGCCAATATCCCCAGCCACTGACAAATTGCCGTGTCGTTGGAAGTTACGCTGACCAAGAGCATTAAAGGATTCGGACGTTAAAAGCGGTTTTGTGGGGTTAATGCCAAAACTTGTAACAGGGAAAGCCACTAAAGCAGGGATGGCAGGAGCCACGCCGTATGTTTCCTCTACCTGCATTCCTACATCAAAACGTGAACCTTGAGCGAATGGCATTGATTAAACCTCCATGTGTGCCGTGAACGGTATCGTTATTGGCGTGTGTAAATAACTGTCTTCTAAAAGATTTGTCGACTGATAGCCTACATTTATCATTATAACACCGCCTGTAAATGTAAGGCGGTCACCCTTCGGGAAGGCGTCTAGTATCAGCTTGGCGTAATCGTTGCTAGGCTTTGTCCCTGTGTTTCGTGCAGTAAAGATGCTCACCTGATAAACGCCACGCACGAAGTTTAAGCCATCACGTCCCAGTGTCGCCGATTCGGCAGAACCATAAAGCAATGAAGGACGCACCCAAATTGCCGTTTCTTGGCTGTCGTCGTAAATGATGTTAGGGTACTTAATTAAATTGGTCGTCACCACTGTCGCTAGGCGTGTGTGCAAAGCAAGCTCTAAAGCGTTGTAAGCGTTCATCGGTTAGCCCTCGCTGTCGCTAGACGCTTTTTTGCAAGCTCCCAAAATCGGGGAGCCTCTGCAAGGGTGATGCGGATCATGCCGTCGCCTGCTTGTGATGAATGACCATATTCTAAACGTCTTATATAAGGAGCGTTATTGGCTAAATACGCTTTTTGTGTAAGCTTAACTTTTCCTAGCAGTTCTTCACTTGCCAAAGGATAATCAACCTCTTCACCCTCTTTCGCAGGGATTGGCTGGTTTGGATGTGAACCCACACCGCCGATAGCCTTCCACCACGACGCACGAGCAAAGCCTGTTTTGAGAGGTGTCCCACTATGTGAAACCACCGTATCGGGGGCATCTTTCCCCACAATAATGCTATTAAAAATCATGTCGCACCCTAACGAATAAATGGCTTCGGCGTCCTTCATTGCGTCTGCAACGGCTTTGTCGAAGTCGATAGTAAAGTTCTTATTGCGTCCCATTACATCCCTCCATAGACAAGGGGGCGTGAATGTATCCACACCCCTTTATTCTTGCCTTATTCACTGCTAAACCGTGACGGTAAACAAGTAGCCCAGCTCGGGGTACATGATTTTGAAGTCCGCAATGGCTTCACCAGCCACCTTGTACTCACCATGCCCTGTCTTAAAGGCGTCGAAGTTATCCGCTAAACGAATTGGGAAAGGAGCGACCCCTGCCATCGATCGAATAGATCCATTGACGCTCAATCCGTTAGGGATTGTGTTGTAAGCCCCAGCCAAGAAGGAAGCCTCTTCACCACCTAATGAAACCAAGGGGTTCAAGTAGCAAACAAGCAAGAAGCCTGTTGACAAGAAGGCGTTTGAAGCCGTGGCGTTTGCTCCTGCGGTGTTGGTGGCTCCGTCAAGGATGATGACGTTGGGTAATCCCAAAGCCTTAGCAATCCACTGCTCATCAATTTCACCCTGAACTCCAGTGTTACCGCCTGCGAATAAGGATTTCAACTCATCCTGTTTGAGCATTTGATAAAACACGTCGCCTGTCATAATGACCGTGTTGGGCTTTAACCCGCATTGAAGATGAATCGCTTTTTTTGCATCAATCACTTTGCCGATAACGTCGTTATCCGTCGCAGGGGCGGAAATGTTCATCGTGGCGTTGGTGACCGCATAAGAGCTAGCCGTTAGGATCGTGGTTTGTAAGTCTTTCAACATATTAACCGCAACCGCCGTGGCTACACGAACACCTAAGCGTTGTTGGCTCAAAGCAAAACCTTCGTCATTCATGGTGTTAAAGGCGATGCCTGAAATACCCTTAGAGTCCGAATAAGATTCTAAGTTGAAATTGATGTAATCTTTGCTAACGCCAGTGGTTTTGATGTCTACACCAAAGGCTTTAGTACCAAATGCAACACGGCGTAATTCTGCCAAGTCTTGCTTTGCAAGTTTAACCGTGTCCGTCATTGTCTCAATCATGGGAACCTTTCGCATAAAGGAAAGGGAATCTACAACCAGCTCATGTTGTGCGGTGTACTGCGACAACAAGGGGTTTGTGCTGTACTGGGGATCAAAAGGCATCTTTAAGCCTCCTTTTAGTTATAGTAAAACAGGTTTAATACTAAGGAGCAGGGACGTAGGCGGTCAATAATTGAACCGTCACAATTCCACCACTAGCACCAGCAGACAATGCACGCCCTAGGACGTAACCATCTGCAAACGCAACGGCTTTACCAGCGTTATTAGAGGCAACCAAGCCCCCTTTAACAATCGTTCCGCCTGCTTGAACGTCCACACGACCGCCGACAATAACGGCACATTGACCGCCACTCGCTACGTCGTTTTGAGGGGCGAATACACCCACGCAATAGCCTTTAGCTGTGGTGTTGACTGTAACCGTTCCAGTGCCACTTGCCACCAAAAACAAGCCTTGCTTGTCGCTCGTAATTGCTCCACCAGTGGTAAAGGATTCGACGTCTTTAACGCCTGTGTAAGAAGAAACCGTCATTACTTAAGCCCTCTTTTCTTATTTTGCTCGATCAACGCCTTGGTTGTCTCGTCAACCTTAGTACCTGAAACAGTATCGCCGTCTTCCTTGTCCTTAAAGCCTTTCGACATCTTGCCAAGCTTCAAAGCAACGGCTTCCTGCACGGACTCCACTTTGTCCGCAAGCCCTTTCATCGCAAGCACAATGGCTCCACGATGCTCGCCTGCTTGTAGCAAGCCCAATGCGATAGCGGTTTGAGCGTCATCTTCACCACCAAGAAAAGCAATCTCTTCTTTAGCGTTCGACAATGCCAAAGCCTGCTCATGCTTGGCAAGGGTTGCTTTCGCTTCCTCTGCCTGTGCTAAAGCTTGCTTGAGTACCGCCTGTGCATCTCCTTGTAATTGAGACAAGGCAAGCTCTGCCGTCATCTCAACCTTGGGGGACTCGTAAGCAGATAGCTTCAATTCTAGCTCCTGCTTTTCACCTGAAAGCTGGGTGACTTGCTTTTGCAATTCCTCCAACCGTTTGTTTTGTTCGTCTTGAGTCATGGTTTCCTCCTTATTCAAGACCATGGTAACATCACTAAACTGATTCGCAGGAGCGAATACGAGGCTTAGTTCTTGGATGCTCAATTCAGTCACCAGTCGCACATCCTCAAAAGGAGCGTTTGGATCCTTGCTTAAGCGTTTAATCTCTTCTTCACCAGTAAGGATTTTGCTTGTCCCCCCTAGTGACAATCCTTTGATGAGTCCACTTTGCACCACTTGCCAAGCGTCATCATCCTGCACGTCAATTTCAACCGCCCAACCTTCACGGTCGGCTTGCAAGCCTAGGGCTTGTGCCATTTCGCTTTTGAGGACGAATGACTGCGACACGACGCCACGCTGTGGGTTATTCATGCCTTCGTGGTTGAAGTTGACACGACCACCGCCAGCCATGAAAGACTTAACGGCGGTGTCTAATACGTTAATTGGGATGTGATTCCCTTTTTGGTCAATAACAGGCATTCCGTTCTTGGTTGCCACGTTACCCCAACCGTAAACCTTGCGTTTATCGGCGGATAGTTGGGTTTCTAAATCAAGTACAAAATCCATGCTGAAAACCTCCGTCTTCAACATAACATTTTTTGAAATGCTTTTGTTAGCCACTAGAGGAAAGCGGATGCTTGCAACGCATAGATGACGACACAACGGCAGTTCACCGTATTCCCTGCCGATGCCGTGGGGTCGTGGGGGTACATAATCCGCCCTAGTGTGCTGATAAACGGCTCGTTAATCGCTCGCCCTTCTTTGTTCATGCTGGGCAAGGTTAAATGAGCATCCCTTGTTTTGCTGTCACGACGTGGAACCCAATACTTGCGGTAATCATTCGCCCCAATACTCCCCTCTTCAATGGCGTTCTCATAAATATGTTGATTCGCCATATTCGTCATGCGTAAGGCTTCTGTGCGTGCAATGGTTTCCGCCCGATACTTGAGTTGTTTCTGCCTGTACCTATCCACACGCTTAATGATGTCGTCCTCTTTAAGGACTTTCTTTGTTAAGCGTTTATCTCGAAGCTTGTAGCTGGTTACGGATTCACCTGCCCTTAGCTTGACTTCGTAGTTCTGTACCGCCTTC